ATGCCAACCAACACCTTGACCGACGCCAAGTGCAGGGCGTTGAAGCCCGGCGCGAGGGCGTTCAAGGTCTTCGACGGTGGCGGTCTGTACCTGTACGTCACGCCAACGGGTGCCAAGGTGTGGCGCCTGGCCTACCGGTTGAACAAGCGGCCGCAGACGCTGAGCATCGGCCCGTACCCGGAGATCTCGCTGGCCGAGGCCCGCGCCAAGCGCGAAGAGCACAAGGCCACGCTGCGCGCCGGCGCGGACCCGATGGCGCCTCGGCGCGCGCAGCGCTCTGGAACCACGCTGGAGGAGGCCTGCATTGCCTACTGGCGCGGCCGTCAGGACACGTCCGAGGGCTACCGCGAGAACATCCGCCGCGCCTTCGAGATGCACGTCTATCCGCGGCTCGGCTCCCGGTCCATCAGCACGATCGGCAAGGACGAACTGATGCTGGTGCTGAACCCCATGAACACAGCCGGTCTGTTCGACTATGTGCGCAAGGTGCGGATCTGGCTGGGCCTGGTGTTCGAGTGGGCCATCGAGCACCGGAAGGCGACGCACAACCCCACCAAGGACATCGACCCCGAGAAGGCCTTCGGGCGCCGCACGGTGGAGAACTTCGCCGCGCTGCGCCCGGCCGAGGTGCCGGCCTTCATGCAGCGACTGGGGCTCGAAGACCAGCACCTGCAGAGCGTGCTGGCCTGCCGGCTGCTTGCCGTCACCTGGGTTCGCACCAAGGAACTGCGAATGATGAAGTGGGCCGAGATCGAGGGCGACCTATGGCGCATCCCGAAGGGCACGATGAAGAAGCGCCGCGAGCACCTGGTGCCGCTGTGCCGCCAGGCGCTGGCACTGCTTGAAGAACTGCGCTCGCGCGGCCGCCGCCTCAGCCCCTACGTCTTCGTGGCCGAGCACCGGGACGACAGGCCGATGAGCGAGAACGCCGTGCTCGCGCTGATCGCGCGCATCGGCTACAAGGGTCGGATGACCGGCCACGGCTGGCGATCGGTGGCCAGCACCTGGGCCAACGAGGCGGGATACAACGCCGATGCGATCGAGCGCCAGCTAGCGCACGAACCCGACGACAAGACTCGCGCGGCCTACAACCGGGCCGAGTTCATCGCCGAGCGCCGGCAGATGCTGCAGGCCTTTGCCGACTGGCTCGACGAGTGCTCACGCGAAGTTGATGCCGTGGCGGCGTAGCGTCGAGAGACGCCAGCCGCGAGTGCGCTGCGACATATTCACGTCAGGCGGCGGCAGTTTCTTGGCCTTAGACCACCGCCGCAGCGTCTCGCTGCAGACGCCGAGCGTGTCCATGAGTTCGCGCCGGAAGACCACGCGGTCTTCGTCGTGCTTGTCCATCGGCTCCATCGGTCAATCCTCCTGCGCCTGCGTGCTGCGGAGGTTGGACAGGACCAGGGCCTGCCGATCGCGGGCGGCCGCCACCTTCTTGGCGCTGTGCTGCGTGCGTCGGTGCAGGTACAGCCCGATCTCGCGTGCCACGGCTTTGACCTTGCGCGTCATCTCGTCCATGAGCAGATCCCCGAACGCTCGCCCTTCGTCGGTGTCGTGAACCTTGAACGGCCGCTTGCCGAGCGCCCGCTTGCCGGTGCCTCCGCAGGCGCTGCAGTTCACCTGGGGGCTGAGGTAGCCGCCCCGCTTGCCCAGACCGTTGCAGCCTGCGCACAACGGGTCAATCCACAGCTGCAGAGCGCGTGATGTGATGGTCTGCACCACATCGTCGGGCTGCATGAATCCACGGCGGGTGGCCAGCGCGATCGAGTAGCCGTGCAGCGCATCGGTCGCGTCGCGCAGTGTCGGCATCGCCACCAGGGCGATGGCCCGGGCCGTTGAAGCCGCTTCCTCCACCTCCAGCTGAAGGCGTAGGGCGGTGGTCTCATCGCCCGCGTAGAACGCGCGCACGCTCACGTCGTCCTGCTGCGCCGCCCAGGCGTCGAACGTGCGCATCTCGGCGCGCGCCGCGTCCCACTCCGCGCGCAGCCGATGAAGCCGCGTGCCGAGGCCGTCGTGGCACCAGCCCACCGCGATCAGGTAGTCGACGCTGCAGCGCTCTTCGCGCACCGCCAGATCGGATGTTTCGATCGCGGTGGCGTAGCGCTCGGCCACGGTGATAGGTTCGTCGAAGATGCTCACGCGAGCCCTTTCTGTCGAAGTCGAACGAGCGAGCGCAGGTGGCCCGCAAACCAGTCCAGCAGCACCTGCCATCGTGGGTAGCCTTCTGGCGCCGGCGCGCGCATGTCCACCACGTCGTGGCAGCGTGCGCAGCAGTAGCAGCCGCAAAGGTCAAGGCTCTTCATGCCCATGCCGCGACCCGCATCGAGGCCAGGGAAGTGGCTCCACACGGTGGTCTCGGTGCCGCCGCAGCAGACCCCCGGGATGCGCACCATGCACTCTTCTCCGTTGGCGCTGTCACGGATCCGCTGATCCTGGCGATCCGTCGTCTTCAGCACTGCGCCAGTTGGCTGGGCCTTGTGCTCCGTGACGGCGGCCATCGCAGCGGCCACCAGGCCAACAGCGGGCGCCACGCGCCTGGCCGAAGGCGTGTAGTCCACCTGCTTCGCCGACTTGCGTGGCGGCGGCTTGAGGTTGCGGGTGAAGTTCACGGCTGCCTCATGCGGTCGATCGCCTGCTGGTGCAGCAGCGCAGTCATGCCCACCGCGTCGAAGAGCGACGTAGCCCACAGGTAGCAGTAGTTGTCGCCCTCGACGAAGCACGCTACGACGTTGGTGATCTCGCCGCGCTCGACCGCATCGGCCATGCGCCGGAGATCCGCGGCCAGGCCATCGGGCGCGCGCTTGCTGAAGGTCAGCACCTTCATCATCGCGTTTCGTACTCGGTCTGGAACTGGTCGACCATGTCGTAGGTCTGCTGTGCCGTGAGGTGCGGCCACAAGAACTCGCGCGCGTGGTCGGTCCACAGGAAGTTGTCGACCTTCGCGTGCAAGTCGCTGAAGTCGGCCTCGTCCAGGCTCACCCAGGCGATCGAGTCGGGCAGCGCCACCATGCATCCGTCCGGGCCCGGCACAAACGTGCAGTAGCCGGCGCCGACCGTCAGCCAAGCGCGCAGCTTGTCTTCGCTGTCGAACTGCTCCTGACGATCGAACAGGCCGCGCAGCTTGGCGAAAAAGAGGCGGTGGTGCTTGGGGCTCCGCGGCTCGCGCCACTCAAAGTGCAGCGTCTCACCCGGTTCGAGCGCGCCGATGCGCGTGCGGAACTTGGCCCAGGCCCGCGCCCCTTTTTCGCCGAATCCTTCCAGCTTGCCGTCAGGCAGCTTGACCAGAACCACTGCGCTCATCGGACGGTCTCCGGCTCGGGCACGAACTTGCACCCGTCGTTCACCGCCTGCTGCAGGCAGTCGCCATGCACCCGGTGCTCGAAGCCGTCCGGCCCCCGCACGATGGCAAAGTAGAACAGCCCGAGCCCCCTGCCTGGCGCACGGTGCAGCTGCAGGTTGCACTGCCAACAGAACGACGGCGCGCCGGCGCCCTTGCGAAGCGTGGTGTGGCTCAAGTGGCGCTCCCCGTCAGCTTTGCCTTGGCGGCCGCGCTGTACTTGTTGCCCGCGTCCCTGCGCGCGTCATCGAAGCTGAACAGACCTTCGCAGAGAGCTGTGTTGCCGCCCGGGCCGGCGGCGTAGTCCACGAGCTCGTGCTGGCCGGGCGCGGCCATCGCGCGGGCGCAGCGCAGGCGCAAGCGGCAGCCGCGGCCCTCGGTGGCGCAGCGCGGCTGGCTCGGGTGCAGCAGGATGGGTGTCTTCATGCCGGAGTGCCTTCCAGTTCAAGCAGGCGCTCGGCCACCTTCGCCTCGTAGGCCGAGAACGTTTGCTTATGTCGGCCGTTCTCGAAGCCCTCGCGGTCCCACGGCTCCATGCCCAGCGACAGCGCCTTCGCCTGAACCGTGTTGAAGTCCTTGCGCCAGTCGCCCAGATCCTCGTGATCGCCAGCCGAGTTGGGTGTCACGCCATCTTCCCAGCGCCTGTTGCGCAGGTAGACCAGCGGCGCCTCGATGTAGCCATCGGCCCACTTCTCCGTGCCGCGCTTCACTCGCACGTCGGCCAGGATCACCGCCGCGATGGCGGCGTAGCTGCGGCGCTTCCACAGCTCCAGGCAGGCGGCCTTGTCCTGCTTTCGTTCGCTCTTCGGCCAGGCCAGCCAGAACTCGGCGAACCCCGCGGCAGCGGGGTGAGAAGCCGAAGGCTTCGATAAAGTCTTCGACGAAGGAGAAGAACTGTGGAGTGTTGAATGTGGAGCTTCAGCGCTGGGCTGCCCAGGCGGATGCCCAGCGTTATCCGGCTGGGTAACCTGCTGGGTTTTGCGCGGTTCCGCAGGCTTGTCCTTCTTGGAGGGCCTGCCACCCAGCTTTCCGTTCTTCTTGGCGGCAGCGATGCGCGCCTGCGCCTTCGGAATCTCTTCTGCCGCACGCTCCTGAATCCAGCCTTCCGGAGTGCACTTGAAGAACTCGGGCAGGATCCGCGCGACGATGGCCTGGTCCTCAGCTGTGACTGCGCCGCAGATGCGCCACTGCTCCGTGACCTCAAGTGGGATCGGCCGCTCCTGCGAGTAAAGCCAATCGAGCAGGCGGTCGTACGCGCCGAACGCAGCCATGCTCAGGTGGCTGGTCTTCCGCTGGATGGCGCCGATGAACCGGTTGTAGAAGTTCATGCGGCGTCCCTTGCCGCAAACAGGCCGCCGCGGCTTCGCTCAAGCGCTGCGCTGCAGGCGGGGTTGAGCCAAACCACCTCGGTGCGCATCGCTGCGCGATCGGCGACGTGCGTGGTGCGGTGGGTTTCCCAGCCGGCGTAAAGCGAGGCGTACAGCTCACTGGGGTAGCCGGACACGACCACCATGCTGACGCAGGCGTGCAGCCGGCTGGCCAGCGCCTCGTGCTCGGCGTCGCTCATCTCGTGGCGGTAGCCGTTCGTCGTGCTGCTGCGCGATGACGCGGCGCCGGTGCGCGCGCTCAGCACGTATGGCGGGTCGCAGTAGATCAAGGTCGACGGCGAGTCCATGCGATCAATCACGCGCAGCGCGTCGTCGTTCTCGATCAGCACGGCGCGCAGGCGATCGCGGAAGGACGCCATCGCATCGGGCCAACCTGACCACTCTGCTGACGGCAGGGCTCGGCCGTCGGTGAGGCGGGCGCGGAAGCCGGTTCGAGTACTGCGGGTAGCCGAGTCGCTGCCGTGGCCGAGGAACGATCGCACCACCAGGCGGTGGGCGGCGTCAATCTCGTCGACCGCGGGCTCGAACGACCACTCCAGCTCGGCACGAGCGTAAGGCGTCAGCCGCAGCCGGCGCTCCAGCTCGGCGCACTTGATCGGGTCCCGCAGTACTCGAAAGAACCCGACGATGCGATCGTCAAGGTCGTTGTAGCACTCGGCGCCGACAGGCTCTTTCTGCAGCAGCACAGAAGCGGCGCCGCCGAAGGGCTCGACGTAGGCCGTGTGCGGCGGGAAGAACTGCAGGATCCACGGCGCCAGCCGGAACTTGCCGCCGTGGTAGCGCAGCGCGGGGCGCGTAATGCTCAAGCCTTCCTCCGTCATTCGCAAAGGCCGTAGGCGCTTTCACACGCCTTCGGTTCCTCGGTGATGCGGATCCAGTCGGTGGTGTGACCGCCTCGGCCAGTCTTGGCCCACTCGACGTAGTTCCTGATGCCGCGCTTGTTGAGGTGCGCGTCGCGGTTCGGATCCGGGAAGAAGCTCGCCTCTTGGCGCTTGCTCGCGTCTGCGACACGGCTCTCCCAATACTCAATGCGGTCGATATGACCGGGGAACCGCTTGCTGATTTCCAGCACCTCGTCTTTGCTGGCGTTGATGCACGGCATGCAGCCCACGCGGGTCATTCCTTGGCGGTACAGTGAGTTCGGCTCAAGGCCGACCAGACGGTGGGCCTCAAAGCAGTCTTCGGCCTTCCAGCGCAGGATGGGCCGGTAGTTCCAGATGCCGCCGCCTTGCTCCTGGAAAGACACAACGCAAGCCCCGGTACCCTGCAGCCGCGTGCGTCGCGCTTCGCTTTCGTCGATGCGTACGCCCTGCCAGGACCACACGGCCTCGCACTGGCCCGATTCGATGAGGCCCAGTTGGTACTCAACCGATGGCCGCGTCTTCAGGAAGTCGGTGCAGAACTGCGCGCGGCGCGAAGGGAACCGGCCTTTCCACAAGCACAGATCCAAGAACGGGTTGCCGGTGGGCACCAGCGCCCGGATCGCGCGCTCGCAATCCGCCTCCGGCACGCCCTTGAGCGGCCAGTGCTCACGCACGTACTCACGGAAGCGGATCACCTCGCCGCTCAGGTCTGCGCGCAGCACGTCGATCTTGATGTCGAGGTGCCGCTCCATGTAGCCGAGGTAAGGGTGGAAGTTCTCGTGCTCGTTGCCGGTGTCACAGGCGATGAACCGCAGTGACTCGCGAGGCTGCGTCTCAAGTGCGACGCAGGCCGTGGCGCCACTGTCTTTGCCGGTGCTAACAGACACGCAATGAATGACCGTCATGCCGGGAACCCGTTGTGCTCGACGCCATCCAGCAGGCGGCCTGAAGCCTTTTTGCCGAAGCGCTGCAGCGGTTCGTCCAGGGCGCGAGGCGCAACCAGCGCTTCGCTGGCAACTGCGCCTCGGTCGTACGGCGCCCACTCGCCCCACTGCTTGAACAGGAACGGCACGCCGGCCGCGGCGCACTGGTTGCGCAGGCTGCGGGCCCAGTCGGGGTGCATCGGCCGCGCGCCGGGGCCGCTCTCGCCGCCGCAGATGACCCAGTTGATGTGCGGCAACGGAGGCCACGCTTCCGCGCGCTTCAGCACGTTAGCCAGGATGATCGGATCGAACTCGCTATTGCCACTGCCGCTCACGGGGATCTCGCGCAGATCCACCTGCCCCAGCATCGGCTCGATGCTCAGGAACCGCACGCGCGCCGGCACCTGCAGCAGCTTCGGGATGTCGCGGTCGGCCTCGGCCTGGTTGACGACGGTGGCGCCGAGCCAGACGTTCGCGGGTGCGTCGCCGTCCACCCAGGACGTGATCCAGTTCGCCGTCGCCGGCAGGCCGCGTTCATGCGCCAGCTCGGCGGCCTCGCACAGCAGCCGCTTCACGTTGCCCACGCGCTTCGTCAGCAGCAGCCAGTCGAGTTGATCGCAAGCACCGATCAGCGTCAGCAGTTCCACGCGCCACAGCGTCGGCACGTCGTTGTCGAACACGTCGGCCAGCGAGGCGCAGAACACGCGCTGCCGGCGGCCATGCTCGCCGAGGAAGGCGTCGTGCTGCGCGTTCCAGCGCTTCGGGTCGCCCCAGGTCTTCGTGCGCTGGCGCGGCTGGCCGGGCCCCCACTGCACGCGGTGAAGCCGCTTGTCCTCGCGCCGCTCGGCGTAGCAGTGGTCGCAGCCCGGGCCGACCTTCGTGCAGCCGATCCATGGATTGAACGTGGCATCGCACCACTCGATCGCGGTGTTCTCAGCCACGGACGATCCTCCACACGGTCGCACCTGCCGTGCCGTGCCCCTTGCGGCGCGGCGCGGTGCCGTACTTGGCGATCTTGTTGGCTCGGGCCAGCGCCTTGAATACGCCGCCCGTGCACCGGTCATCGTGGCCGCAGATGCCGGCGATCTTCAGCCCGTCCACCAAGTCTTCCCCGGTGGTCGGGCCGTGCTTCGTCAACCAGTCGACGATCCAGCTGCGCGCCTTCTGCGTGTCGAAGTCGGCAGCGCGCTCGGCCTTGGCCAGGCACGCTTCGGCGGCGCGTTCACCGGCTGCGCTCGCCACTGCCAGATCAAGGGTTGCTTGGCGCATGGTCAGCCCCCCTCCAGTTCGGAATCCGCGAACTCCGGATTGCCCCTGGTGACGTTCGCGATGACAGTGGCCTCGCGGCGCTTCCGGACCGCCCACTCGCGCAGGATCTCGTTGACCTTCTCGTCGCGTGACTTCTTCCGGCCGCGGGCTTCGCCCTCGGCGATGCACACGGCGTCGATGACGGCGATCACCTCGACAGGAACCATTGGGCGCAGTTCACCGAACATTCGGTTCGGGTCCGGAGCTCGGCTGAAGAAGGAGTCACTCATGGATTACTCGCTGTGGGCTAAGGGCGCGCTGGCGGAAACGCTGGAGCGCATCAGGCGGACGATTGCGATGGAGTACCAGCGGCGGATCGCGGAGGTGCTGCTGCGTGACTCGGCCGGTTGAGTCAGGAAGGCGCGGTCGCGACTTCGAGCACCGGTCTACCGCCGGGATGCCAGGGCCACTTGCGATCCTTGATGCGGCTCCATCGCACGCTGGGGCCGGAAAGTTGCTCGCAGGTGACGCGGCCTTCGACGACTCGTTCGCAGCCTGGGCACCAGCTGGCAGGCACGCGGCCGTTGCGGATCCACTGCTCCACGGTCTGGCGCTTGCAGTCGCCACCGATCTCACGAGCGAGTGCGGTAGGGCTGAACTCGAACTCGGCGAGCACGGCATTCAGGGCGTCGGCAGTCTTCATGGTGTCCAAAGCGCAATTGTGATTGCCAGTTTAGGAGCAACCGAGATTGCGCGCAAGGGCAACAAAATCGGCGACATGAAATCTGTGGCCGACCAGGTCGAGGACTTCATGAGCCGCAGTGGGCTCAATACCTCGACGAAGATGGCGAATCACGTCGGTACCGACCGGCAGAACATCGACAACGTGCGCGCGGGCAAGGTGCCGCGCACGCCGCTGCTCAAGAAGCTGGCGGATGCGATGGGGACGACGATGGACGTGCTGCTGGCCGGTCGCTATGTCTACGGGCAGAAGCCGGCCGAGCCCGTGGTGCAGGGATATCCCTGGCCCTTCGAGTGGATTACGCCTGAGCGCTGGGCCTCCCTCACGGAGCGCCAGCGCGGCGTCGTCGAGAAGGCCGCGGTCGACGCCCTCGAAGAGGTGGCGCCAGCCAGCAGCGAAACGCGCTTCTCTCGCGCTCCTGGATCGCCTTCTGGGAAACGACGGGCGGCTGGGTAGACGTAGCCCACGTTGCCAAGTTACGGCTGGTGACGAATCCCATCAAAGAGGGAACTCCCGAAGCAGCGGGCTCGACTTCGGCTGGGCGCGTGAACAACGGCACGACTTTCAGCGAGGAACTCAATGCCAGCAATGACGAGAACTCGAATCGGCGCAGCACTGATCGCCTTGACGGCGGCCGCGACAACAGGCTGCGCGCTCAACCCGGTGCAGTTTCAGAGCATGCGCGCGAAGCTCTCGGACCTGGATGTCTGCCGCACCTGGCTGAAGACAAGCGCCGGTCCTGACCGCGCATTCGAGCTGCAGGTGCGCAACGAGGCCGTCTACCGAGGCCTCTCGTTCCCGCGCTGCGAGGCGATGGTGGCCGACGCTGATGACAAGGCCAAGACCGCGCTGGGTGTGCTGCTCGCAGCTGTCGCTGTGGTCGCCATCGCCAAGTCGGGCGGAGGCGGCGGCGGTGCCGGCGAACCCGTCGATGTCGAGTGGGACTGGGACCTCTTCTACAACGAGTACCGCCAGCTTGTCTGGGCGTGTCGCGGCGTACAAACGGCCCAGTTCGCCGAGGTGTGGCGCTGCAATGGCAAGGCCAAGGTCGACGCGCGATGGCCGCGATTGGAGGCGCCCTGAGAGCAGCGAAGCCAGCACCTCAACAGCCCGCCCCGAGCGGGCTTTTTTTCCACCCTTAAGTTGATGGGTCGCGCAATTTCGCTTGCGTGACGCAATCAAGATTGCTACATTGGCTCCACGCCTTCGGAGGCGCAAGGAGCAGATGCAGCATGAACACCCAGGAACTGACGCGCGAAGACGCCGCCGTCACGTTGCCAGTCGGCATGGCCGTATGCCCGAAGTGCAACGGCAGCACGCGCCGCGCGGCGCCCGAGGATGCTCGCCGGTGGCGCTTCGCCACTTACCGTGACAGCGACGACACGCTGGCCTGCGACAACTGCGGCGGCCAGTCGATGAATCTCACGGCAACCGGCTACACAAGCGTGGACCCGGCCACCGGCCTCGGCTGCCTTCACGAGTTCCGCGGCGAGAACGCCGGTCGCTGCTACACGATCTACACCTGCACGCGCGGCTGCGGTGTGAGGTTCGACATCGACTCGTCGGACTGAGCGATGCAGTGCCTCAGAGACGATGGCGACGCCGAAGACGAGCCCTGCGTGCAAGAGGGTGTCGACGGTGTGATCGCAGCGCTGCAAGACGGTCTGCTCGCCATGCTGCTGCTGACAGTCTTCATCCAACTGGTGCTGCCGTGAGAGAGCGCCTTCCCGACCTGCTGATCCGCAAGGGCTCGATGGAGCCCCCGACGCCGATCACTCGCCCATCGCGGCTGCGCCTCGGCGCGCGCCGCTTCTTCTCGCGACTGCTGCGGTTCCTGCTGGCACCGCGGTGCGAACTCTGAAAGGACCACGCATGCAAACCGCCCAAGCCGCGGCCACGGGGCCGATCGAGCTGATCGATCCCATCGAGATCAAGCCGCCGTCCCCGGCCAACGTCGTACCGCTGACGCAGACCGCGAAGGGTCCCGCTCCCTCGCTCGCGCTCAGCCCGGCCGCGCTGCTCGAAATCGCGATGCAGCAGAACGACAAGGATCTGGACCGCCTGGAGCGCCTGCTGAAGATGGCCCAGGAGTGGCGCGCCGAGGAAGCCCGCGTCGCGTTCAACCAGGCGATGGCGCAGTTCAAGGCGCTGAACATCGTGGTGCCCAAGACCAAGATGGTGAAGCAGAAGGCGCGCGACGGTGGCCCGGGCCCGCAATTCGCGCAGAGCGAGTTGCACGTCGTGGCGGGCCTGCTGCAGCCCGCGCTGTCAGGCTGCGGCCTGAGCCATCGCTTCGACGTGAAGTTCGAGGGCACGGGCGTGAATCGCTGGATCTCCGTCACCTGCATCCTGCAACACGAGCTCGGCCATGCCGAGACCATCACGCTGGGCGGCCCGGCCGACACGGGCGGCTCCAAGAACCCGCTGCAGGAGATGCAGTCCACGTCGACCTTCCTGCAACGCCACGCGCTGCTGGCGATCACCGGCACCGCTCAGGCAGGGATGGACAACGACGGCCGCGGTGCACGCGGCTACGACGAGGATGCCGATGCCGAAGCGCACGCCGAAGAGGACGCGCCGCTGCTGCAGAAGGGGCGCGATGCCGCGATGAGCGGCATGGATGCCCTGAATGCCTGGTGGAAGGGGCTCTCCGACCCGCAGCGCACTCGCCTGACGCCGGAGTTCGGGCCGATGCGTGTCGCCGCCCGCAAGGCGGACCAAACCAGCAAGGGGAGGGCGGCATCATGATCGTCGTCACCTGCGAACAAGGCACTCAGGAATGGCTGGAGGCGCGTGCCGGCGCCTGCACTGCCAGCCGCTTTTCGCGAGCGCGCGAGCGCACCGGCGGTCTGACGGACCAGCAGGCGGCCTACGTCGCCGCCATCCGCCGCGGCGCAAGCGAAGCCGCCGCGATGGCCGAGGCGGGCTACAAGGCCAAGCCCACCAGCAAGAGCATCGACAAGGTGCTCGCCGGCGGCCGCGTCGACATGCCCTCGGTGCCCGCGCGCCGCTACGCCTGGCTTCTGGCGCAGGAGCGCATCGCCGGCCAGCCGCTGGACGAGACCTTCCAGACCTTCGCCATGCGGCGCGGCCAGGAACTCGAGCCCCGCGCGCGTGAGGCCTACGAAGCGCGCTTCGGCGTGATGGTCGAGCCGGCCGGCATCCTGCTGACCGACGATCGCCTGTACGGCTACAGCACCGACGGCCAAGTGTTCGGCCAGAACGGCGGCGTCGAGATCAAGTGCCCCATCGACGCCGACAAGCTCGGCTCCGCGTGGGAAGCGCCGGAAACGGCCGAGGCTGAATACCTGGACCAGATGGACGGCGGCATCTGGCTCACCGGCTGGGACTGGATCGACCTCGTCATCTACTGCCCGTGGCTGGAGTCGGTGGGCAAGGACCTGTTCGTCAAGCGCATCTGGCGCGACGACGATCGCATCGAAGCGCTCGAAGCCGACCTGGTGGAGTTCACCGCCATGTCGCAGCGGTTCGAGCAGCTGCTGCGCGACCGGAGCATCCCCGCGCGCTACGAGCGCCTGCCCGCGCGACACCAGCCGAAACAGGGCGTGGCGCCGTGGGTCGCCGACCCGTCGGACATCGATGCACCTGCGCCGGCACCCGCCCCCACCACTGCTGTCGCGCCTGGCGCATTGCCCGCCGACATCTTCGCGTGAGGACACGATGACCGAAGCACTCTTGGAACGAGAGCCGGCCGCGGCCGTGGTCGAAGCCAAGCCGGACCAGCAGCACCTGGACCTGCGCAAGCTGGATCTCGAAGCGGTGGCGCTGGCGCAGTTCGGCGACTGGGCCAAGGCCTCAACCGAGGCCAAGAAGCACCTCGACTCGCTGGCGCTGGACATGACCACGCAGGCCGGCGTCGACGCGGCGATCTCCGAGCGGCAGAAGCACATCAAGGCGCCACTCGCCGAGGCGCGCCGCGTGGAGAAGGCGCTCAAGTCAAAGCTCACCAGCGTGAGCAAGGCGGTGGGTCTGCTGCTGCCCAAGGTCGAAGCCGCGTGGGAGTCCGCAAGCAAGGACTTCACTGCGCGCATCGACGCTGCGCAGGAGAAGCTGGACGCAGAGAGGGCCGAGCAGCAGCGCGTCGAAGCCGAGCGCGTGAAGGCGCGTCAGGACGGCATCGCGGCGATACGGGCGTGGGCCGACCACGCCATTGGCCTGCCGGCGGAGCGCATCGCCGTCGGAATCGAGAAGCTGGCCGCCATGACGTTCCCGGCCGAGCAGTGGCAGGAGTTCGCGGTACCCGCGGCCAACGCCGCGTGCGAGACAGTCGAGAAGCTGCGCACGCTGCACGCCCAGGCCGTGAAGACCGAGCGCCTGCGCGCCGAGCGGGATGCGCTGGAAACCGCCCGCATCGAGCGCATGGACGCCGCGTTCACGCGCGCCACCAATCGCGTGCCCGCGGATCGCGTGTTCACGCTACGCGACCGGTTCATCGCACGCGACCCCGAAAGGAAGCGCGTGTTGCCCGAGCACACCGAGGAATATATCGCAGCGCTCGAAGCGCTGCAGGTGCAGGATCAACGAAGCGGGGATGCCCCGGCTCATGCCACGTCTGAGCCCAGCCCTCGGCCGGCAGCCGAGCCGCTTCACCAGCATTCTCAGCAGCTGGCGCCCACGGGCGAAGGGAAGGCGGTCACTCCCGGGTCTAGCGAGCCCGAAGCCGCACCGGACACCACCACGCCCATCCGCGGCGGCTACTACTTCGGCGGCAGCCAGCGTGCGATGGAAGAGCGCGCCGAAGTTGCGTTGCACGAAGAGTCCGAGGCCGCTGCGCATCGCGCGGTCGAAATCGCGGAAGGGCGCCCGTCGACGGCGACGGCGGCGCCGGACGACGCACCGCTGGAGACGGTCGAGGGCGATGCCGTTGTACCGACTGCGGCCGTCGTCGAGCAGGCGCTGCAAGGCACGGCAGCCGTGGTGCTGACGAGCCCCATCGAACTGATGCGTCAGCTGCAGGAGGCGCGTGCGCTCCTGCGCGCATGCGATGCGCTCGCGGCCTACGTCGAAGTGCCGCTGAACAGCAAGTTCCCGAGCCAGCCCAAGACGACGCGAGAGTGGTGGGCCGGCCTACGCACGCTGGTGGAAGACCTGCGGCCGCGCCTGGAGGCTGCGCTGTGAAGCCGCTCACTCCGATCACTGTGAAGAATCTTTACGCACGCTGCCGAAGGGAGGGCGACTGCCTCGTGTGGACCGGACCGATGTCCGGCACGGTCCCCCAGGTCTACATGGGCGAGCGGAAGTACGTCTCGTGCCGTCGCTGCGTGATCGAAGGCAGCGGCGACACCGTGGCGCCGGGCCTGTTCCCGGTGAACTGGTGCCGAACTCCTGGCTGCATCAAGCGCCAGCACCTCACGCTGATGACCACGGCAGAAATCGGCCAGCTGGCGTCGCGCGAGGGCAAGTTCTCCACGCCTGAGCGCGCGATGGCGATCACGCTGGGTCGACGCAAATCGGGGCGCCGGATGAAGCTCGACCTGGACAAGGTCGCCGACATCAAGGCGTGCCCGACAGCGGTCGCCGCCGCAGCCAAGCACCGCATCGACAAGTCGATGGCCGCGCGGATCCGCAAGGGCGACGCCTGGCGCGAAGCGTTGCCGCCGGCGCCGCCGCCGATCAAGGTGCAGTTGATCCCGCGCAAGCCTGACCGGTTCGAGATCACTGGCCCCTTCGAGGGCGCCATTACGAAAGACTGGATGCAGCGCCGACAGCAGAGCGAGATCACCACCTAGACAGTTTTCAGGGCGCGCGCAACGGGACTCTGTCTCCTCCTCCTCCCTCCCTCGTTCCCCGCTGCCGCCGCAAGGCCGCCCTCCTTCTTCACCACCGACCACCGACAGAAAGGAACCCATGAGCACAAGACCCATCACCGACACGCTGCGCCTACTGCATGGCGGCCTGTTCCTGGACACCTGCAGCGACCTGATGGCAGGTGTCGTTCGCAACGTCGACGAGACCGGCAAAGCCGGCAAGCTGACCATCACGCTCGACATCAAGAAGGTCAGCGGCGCGATCAGCGTGCTGGCCAAGGTCACCGACAAGACGCCCGAGAAGGCGCCGGACGCGGACCTGTTCTACGCGACGGTGGAAGGCAATCTCAGCGTCAACAACCCCAACCAGCGTCAGCTGGACCTGCGCGTGGCGGAGCCAGCCAACAAGGCCGGCGTTCGCACCGTCGACGAGCCGAAGCCCGACGCGGCCGGAGCGCGCTCGGCCTGATCCGCCGCTTCCACCCACCTCGCAACTACAGAAGGCGATTCCCACATGGACGTTCAAGAAGGCAAGAACCTGGCCGAGACGCTGGCCGAGGTTCTACCCAAGGCCGAGCTCATCGGCTCCATCGATACGAAGGACTTCCCCGGTCTGTTCATCAGCCACATCGCGGTGCCGAAGGGCTCCGAGTTGAAGGAAGTCAAGGTCGACCTGGAGGCGCTGCTGCCGAACCCGCGCAAGACCAAGGCGCTCGCAACCTTCAGCGACCCGGCCAGCTTCCTCGCCTACGTCGAGCGGCACGCCACCGAGGGCACGGTCGCCTGGTGCAACTTCGACCCGCAGACCTTTGCGCTCGACTTCACCGCGGTGATCGACGAAAACGAGAAGGGCAAGGCTGGCTGGCGCGCACACAAGGCGAAGTTCGTCCCGGAAATGTCTGCGGAGTGGAAGGCCTGGAAGGGCAAGGATCGCCAGTCGTTCCCGCAACTCCAGTTCGCTGAGTGGATTCAGGAACACGACGACGACATCGCCACCGCCGCCGGTCTCCCCACCAGCCTGCAGATGCTGGAGATGGCGACGAACTTCGTGATGAACGAAGAGCGCGCGCTCAAGTCGGCGATCAAGCTGCAGAGCGGTGGCGTGCGCCTGACCTACGTCGCCGACCCCGACGCCGGCACCACCGAGCAGATGAACATGTTCGAGCGCTTCGGTCTCGGCATTCCCGTCTTCCACGGCGGCCAAGCGTGGAGCATCGGCGCGCGGCTGAAGTACCGTAACAACGGCGGGAAGCTGAGCTTCAGCTACGAGCTGATCCGCGCGGACCGCGTCCACGACGGCGCCGCGAAGGAACTGATCGCCAGCATCAAGGGCGGCCTGGGCAGCGTGCCGCTGCTGATGGGCAGCTGCTCCTGATCCCCGAAGGCCCGCCGCGCGCCAGAAGCGCGGCACATCCCAACTTCACAGAGACGACACCCATGCCCTTCATCCAACCCACCATCGGTCGCCGCGTCCTCTACTGGCCGAACCCCACCGACGCCCAGGGCCACCCCGACCCCATCAGCATCATCGACCCCGAGCAGCCGTGCGACGCCGGCATCGCCTTCGTGCACAACGACCGGCTGCTGAACCTCACCGTCGCCGGCCACCTGGGCGGCGCGCACTCGCGGCCGAACGTGGTGCTGGTGCAGGACGGCGACGAACTGCCGCCCGCCGGCGCGGCGTACGCCACCTGGATGCCGTACCAGCTCGGCCAGGCGCAGCAGCAGCTGCAGGGCGAGGCGCAGAACGCTCAGGCGCCGGCCCCCACGCCGGCCCCGACGCCCGCACCCGCGCCGGCCCACGCATCGTCCGAAGGCGGTGCGCAGTGAACGCGCAGCAGCAGCAGCACATGGCCATCGCGCTGGCCGCGCTGGGCGCCTGCCTGAAGGCCGGCACCGAGCAAGGTGTCGAGCCTGGCACTGCGATCGGCGGCGGCCTCGCGCAGCAGGCCAACCAGACGCGCCAGGTGCTCGCCGAGAAGGAGTCCGAGATCGATCGCGAGATCGCTCGGCTGCGCGCCGCGAACGAAGCGTTGCAGGAAGTCGTGGACGCGCTCTGGAGCAAGTTGTCCAGCGTGACGGCGCCGCCGCGGCCGTCGGACCAGTCGACGAACACCGCGGTGCCCGCGTGTGCTTCGACGGTGGGCAACCTGATCCAGAACGAGGCCTACAAGGTGTACGGGTTCGCCGACAACCTGCGCTACCTCACCGAGTCGCTGGCCACCTGAGCCGCGAGCGCAGAAAGGACCACCGATGAACCACCACATCGCACGCCAGGTGCGCACGCTCGAAGACCACAAGGTCGAAGGCGCGCCCGAGGCGCTGCACATCAAGGTGTTCGACGAGCCCGGCGCCGGCGGCGCGCATCACCTGTACGAGGTGAGCGGCTACCACAGCGCCAAGAGCGGGCTGGATGCGACGCTGATCGAGTTCCAGGACGGGCCGATCAAGGAAGCCGGCGTCAACGGCCTCACGCACGAGGCGCTGCTGGCGATCGTGGCCGACCGGCTTCGCTCGTTCCAGGCCGGGCAGTACCGCTGCCAAGAGAACCACGACGCGCTGGTCAACGTCGAGAGTGCGCTGTTCCACCTGAAGGCGCGAACTCAGAAGCGGCTGCAGCGCGGCGTCGAAGGCACCCATCAGGTCTGACCGAACGGGCGGCCGCCTCGGCGCGGCCGTCCACCCATTCACGGAAAGAGAAGCATGAACAACCACCCGCCGCTCGGCCCGATGCGCGAAGAGCGCCGCCGGGTCAACGAGCGAATCCTGGAGATCGACGCGCAGGTCGCGGAGTCGAAGCGCGCGTGGGTCTGCGAGCGGAAGACCGTGCTGACTCTCCAGCAGCGCGCGAGCCTCGAAGCCGAACTCGCATCGCTGCGCCTGCAGCGCGTGCGGCTGAACGTGCTGGTCAAGGACGAAGAGCGCCGCCTGATGGATGAATTGCACGCGGCCCGTCGCACCAGCGTGCTGGGCATCCTCACCGCGCTGCTGGCCGAGCGCGGCCTGGAGGCTCTGCTCAAAGAAGCGCAGGCGCGGCACGCTGCGCTGGCGCCGGCCGAGACCACCGTATGAACGCCGACCAGCGCAAGCGCGCGCTCAGCCTGGCCACCGATCTCGACGACGCGGCCTACATGATGCCCGGCTGGGCCGACAAGGACTGCCCTGGCCCGGGCAACACCTGCAACCAGGCGGCCGCGCTGCTGCGCGAGCTGGTGCAGGCTGATGTGCGCGAGGGCTTCCAACTCGATCTCGACTCGACCGCCGCGGCGGACGTGCAAGGAGCGCCGCGATGAACGGAAGCGTTGGCGTTCTGAGCGTTGGCGCCGGCGACACCAAGCTGTCGTTCGACCCTGCCAACCCGGCCGAGCGCATCCGCGCCGCCCGGATCGTGCGCGACATGCTGCGGCGCGGCTATGCGCTGCTGATCGAGGTGGAGAGGGACGGCAAGAAGGTCTTCACGCGCGCGCTCGATTTTCACGAGGACGTGTGCGAGTACGTCATCGCCGACTACGACCCAACCGCCGCGGCGCCCGCGGCGTCGAACGAGGGCACCACCGATGGCCAACAAGGCAAAGCTGAAGCGGACCCTGCGCAGGGAGATCCAGCGCCAGTTGCGGCGCCAAAGCGCGGCACCGTCAAGCGTACCGTCAAGGCCGAGTCCACCCGCGCTGTCGCGGTGGCAAGAACGGCCGGCGGCTGAGCGCGCGCTTGTCGAGAAGCTCGATGGGCATGCGGCGCTGCGGAACGGCCTGCGCCGCGTTGCCGCCGATCGCGGCGTCTGGCAAGGCATCCCGATGCCGCTGGAAGGCGAGCGCCTAGTGGTCGAGCCCACCTACCCGCAGGCCGCGGAACTGATGGCGATCGGCACTGGCCGAGAGAACACCGACCCGGAGTCGGAAGGGCTGACCGGCGCCAAGGTGCGCAACACGTTCTGGTCTTCGAAGCTGCGCAGCGAAGTGATCGTGTTCGAGACCGCCGACGGCCGCATCGACTGGGGCAGGGTGCCCGGCATCCACCACCTGATGTACGACCTGAAGACGCTCGGCTGCGCCGAGGCCTGGGGCATCGAGCAGGAGAGCAACGCGGTGCACCTGTTGGGCACGCTGGTGAAGCACCGCGCTTTCAAGCAGTACCTCACGACGGGCATGTTCCTGGAGACGAGCTCGCGCTCAGGCGTGACCTACCTGTTCCGCCGGCTCAAGCCGACGGTGGCCATCCGCTGTGACCCCATCAAGAACACCACGCGCGTGATGTGCGCGCTCTGTCTGCACCCGATCGCGTACTACGCCGGTTCGTGGGCCGGCGCTATGGCGCCCACCGACGACGTGGTGGCGCACCTGACCCTCATGCGCGGCGACGAAGCCATGTTCTGGCGCCGCGCCAACCAGCACCCGGCCTGGCTGCCCAACGCGGGCATCGGGTCCTGACGGAGACACCCATGCTGACCGAAGACATTGACGCCCGCGTGCGTCACATCATCTGCGACCAGATCGGAGCGCCCGAAGACGACGTGCTGCCTGAGAAGCACCTGATCGTCGACCTCGGCTTCGACAGTCTGGACTGCCGCCAGCACTGGTACTCCCTGCCGATGGATCTGCGCAACGCCATCTGGCGCGCCTACGTGCCGGGCCAGGAGCGGACCGGGAAGCCGAGCGCGGCGTATGTCGCTGCCGCCCGCGCCGTGCAGGAGTGGATCGCCAAGAACCACCCTCCAAACGCAGCGCAACAGCGCCTCATTTGACAATTCAGTGTCCGGACACCTAAAATAGAACAATCGTCACGGGGAACCAGCCATGCTCACAACTCAGTTCGTCCTGCCCCTCGCTACGAAACTGGTCATTGAGGGACTGGGCGCTTGACGTGGATCTTCATTCCATCAGCTTGTTCAGCGGCGTCGGCATGCTGGACGAAGGACTGCGAGCCGGGCTCGCCTACCTGGGTGTCTCGCATCGCACCGTATGCCACGTTGAGCGGGAAGCTCACGCAGCCGCAGTTCTGGCGGCTCGCATGGAAGAAGGCAGCATGGATGCGGCACCTGTCTGGTCCGACGTTTGCACCTTCGACGCTCAAGCGTGGCGTGGCCGAGTGGATTGCGTCGTTGCCGGTTTCCCGTGCCAAGACCTTAGCGTCGCTGGCCGGCGCGCGGGGCTTGACGGCAAGCGAAGCGGCCTGTTCTTCGAAGTGGTCCGCATCGCCACCGACAGCGGTGCGTGGCTGCTCTTTCTGGAGAACGTCGCAGGCATCGCTACTGCCACCGCCTCCGTTGTGGACGCGGCCGAAGGCAAGCTCGAAGAACGCGCGGCCGCCCGAGTCTTGGGAGAACTGGCCGACCTCGGGTGGGATGCGGAGTGGGTCACTCTGGCCGCGTCCGACGTGGGTGCCAGTCACGGCCGGGCCCGATGGTTCTGCGTCGCGTGGCGAGCCGTGGCAGACGCCAACCACGATGGCCGCGAAGGCTGTGCACTACCAGCGGCAGAAGGATGGCAGCGACAAACCCATCTTGGCCGGCCAAGCTGCGAACTGGGCGACACCGATGGCTCAAGACGCACAAGCAGCCGGCGGCGCCGGAACGATAGCGAGAGGCCTGCGCGGGCACAGCCTGAGCAGTCAGGTGGCGGCGCAGTGGCCCACGCCGACAGCACAGAGCGACCAGGGGCCCGATTCGTCGGCGAGGCAGGGCGGCCCGAATCTGGTGTCGCATGTGGCGCAGTGGCCGACACCAGCTGCGCGCGACTACCGATCCGCAGAGGGGGGGGTAGCGACCTTGGCCCATTTCAACAGCCCGGGCGGCGCGAGCCTGCCGGCGTTCATCCGGCATTCGCCATCTTCGCCCCTGGCCCAACCGACCCAGGCTGGCCAGCAGTCCTCGCCGACCGCCCCGAACTCGCCCCGGCACTTGAACCCGCTTTTCGCTGCGTGGTTGATGGGCTGGCCTTCGACATGGGTGATAGCCGAGCCGCACGCCTCAAGTGCATCGGCAACGGCGTTGTGGCGCTCCAGGCTGCAGCAGCGTTTGTCGTGCTTGCTCGACGGGCAGGAATCTTGAACCACATCGAGACCATCAGGAGAGCAGCTTGACCCTCGCCGACCGCCTCATCTCGCGCGTCACGCGCCGCCCGCCCGACATGGTGATCGGCGGCCACGAGCGCCCCTACCTGCGCCGCTGGTGGCTCACCCCCTGGCGCGGGTGGACCGAAGCCGCGAAGGACTCGCCGCGCGCCTGGGTGCGCTGGCTCGGCCGCCTCGGTGAACTGCTGCCGAACGCCTACCTGCACCAGTTCCTGCGCAGCGACGACGACCGCGCGCTGCACGATCACCCGTGGGGCAACCTGAGCGTGCTGCTGCGCGGCTGCTACTGGGAGCACACGATCGACGCCGGCGGCATCAACCAGCGGCGCCTGCTGGTGGCCGGCGACTGGCGCGTGCGCTGGTCCGGCACCTTCGCGCATCGCGTCGAGCTGCTCGACGGCGCGTGCTGGACGCTGTTCATCACCGGACCGCGCTATCGGCAGTGGGGCTTCCACTGCCCGGATGCCGGCTGGATTCACTGGAAGCGCTTCACGGCCGACGAGGACCCGGGCGCTATCGGGAAGGGTTGCGACGCATGAACGCCATCATCGCCCTCAACCCCGGCCAGATGGCCGAGGCGCAAACCACGACCGTCGCCTGGGCCGAGAAAAAGCTCGCCGCGGCCAAGGCCGAGCTGGACGAAGCCGACGGCATCGCCCACACGATGCGCACGTACGGCCTGCGCGTCGACCCGGCTGAGCGCCAGATGGACAGGGCGGCCAAGCGCGTCCGCTACTACGAGAAGGTCAAGGCCGCGCTCGAAGCCGGGTACTACGTCATCCCGCCCTTCGACATCCAGCTCTTCGCGGTGCGCACCGATCGCGTGACGGTCGACGGCAAGCTGAGCGAGTACCCGCACGAGAGCCGCGAACAGCAGGCCCGCGCCCTACCTATCGGCGCCGGCCGCTTCGCCAACCCGGTGCCGGTGGTCAGCGCCGTCGACACGCAGACGAAGCCGGCCTACGGTGACCCGTCCAAGACGCGCGAGGTCACGATCTACGCCGCCACCGACTGGCGCGACGAGATCGACCTGCCGGTGCGCGCGATGAAGCCGACCATCATCGAGGCGGTCGGCAAGGCGCTCGACGAGAAGATCTTCGACGCGCTGGGCATCGCGCCGGCGTACCGCGCGGCCGACCCGATCATCGCCGGCCAGATCAAGCGGCCCGACGGCAAGGGCGTGCTGACGTTCTTCGTGGCCTGGTGGCTGGACGAGAGCGACCTCTGATGCGCAACATGTCCTTCGCCCTCACCGAGCCCCAGATCCTGGCCCGCACGAAGTTGGTGACGCGCCGACTCGGCTGGCTGCACGCGAAGGTCGGCGAGCAACTGCAGCCCGTGCGCAAGTGCATGGGCCTGCGACCCGGCGAAGGCGTCGTCAGGCTGGGCCATCCGATCCGCGTGGTGGGCCTGAGCCGCGAGCCGCTACGCTGGATGACCGACGACGTGGAGTACGGCCTGGCCGAGTGCGAGTTCGAAGGCTTCGGCGATCACCCGACGCTGCGCTGGCCCAGCGAGTTCGTGGCGATGTTCTGCGCCACGCACAAGGGCTGCACGCCGGAGACGGTGGTCACGCGGATCGTGTTCGAGTACGAGGGACCGACGTGATGGCCGGCACCGCAAGGCTTCGGATCGGACGCGAGCTGATGGCGAAGCTGTATCCCGCGTTCTCGCGGCGGGCCACTCAGGTCTGCATCCTGAGCGCCGCGCTAGAGAAAATCGCGGCCGGCAGCGAGGATCCACAGCGCCTGGCGCGCGCCGCGCTGGACGCTGCGGACGCGTTCGACTGGAAAGCACGCAGCGGCGTGCTGCCGCCGGCGGCGAAGGGCTGACCATGGGCAACCCTCGCTTCCACCTGATCTGCAACATCGAGCGCAACAAGCACCGGCGCCTGATGGCGGCGCCTGTCGAGCAGCCGCGCGACACGGATGGTCCAGCAGGCACCACCGGCTGCGCGTGCGTCAGCCGCGATGCGCGCGAGTGCGCGGGCCTGCGCTACAGCAGCACCAACGTTCACGAGCGCTGCACCTGCCTGTGCCACGAGTGGCCAGGTGAAGACGGCGAACTGACGGAGCAAGGCTGATGGCCCGCGCCGGCGACGAACCCATCCCCTGCCTCATCGTGGACTGCACGGACAGCCACGAGTGGCCGGGCCTGTTCTCGGGCATCAACGGCGGCCGGATCTCGCTCGCCGATCCCGAGCCGCTACGCCTGCCCGAAGGGAAGCGCCCGACCATCCTGCAGCCGGACCGCAAGACCGGCGAGGCCGAACTGCAGCGGCTGGCGCTCAGCAACCCGGGCCGGCGCTTCGTGCTGTTCGATGCCGCCGTCGCGGCGACCACCACCAAGGTGCCGACCCACACCACCGTCAGCGGCCAGCCGTGGGGCGAGCGCTCCATCGCGCTGCTGCTGGAGATCGGTGAAGACGACGGGATTCCGTTCTGACCATGACCTCGAAACACGGCCAGTGCATGCACTTCAACGGCTCGCTGAACGAGCTGTGCTCGCGCGGCGTCCCGCTACGAGCAGTTCCGTCCCGGCCTGCCCTGCATCCAGTGGATCGGGAAGTCGGAACGAGGCGGCACTTACCTCAAGCCCGGGGAAGCGCCTGCAGAGCGAAAGCCGTTTCCCGGCGCGCAGCCGAAAGAACGCTGCCCGTTCTACGCCGAGCCCACCGACGAGCAGGTGGAGGCGGAGCGGCGCGCCGACGACGCGGCGCTGCACCGCGCGATGGCAGGGATCAAGGTGGCGGCCGCCTGGCGCGTGAAGCCGAAGCCCGCGCGCGACCGCGCCGAGGTGCTGGAGTGCCCGATCTGCAAGGGCCGGCTGCACCTGAAGCAGAGCGCCCTCAATGGGCACGTGCACGGCAGGTGCGAGACGGCAGATTGCCTGCACTGGATGGAGTGACCGTGCCCTGCACCCGCATCACCCTCACCGGCATCCGCGCCATCGTCTGCACCAGCGGCCGCCGCCCGCGCTGCGTCTGCGGTGCGCGGCCGGTCTTCCAGTGCGACTACCCGACGAAGCGGCGCAGCGGCACGTGCGATCGGCACCTGTGTGCACGGTGCGCGGTCGTGGCGGGGCAGGACAAGCACCTATGCCCGGTGCACGCGGCGGCGCCGGCGAAGCTGGATGTAGAGGTGGCGGCGGAGCCGAAACAGGGGGAGCTGCTCTGATGCCAGCCTTCGTCACCATCCCGGCCAGCGCGCTGACGCCGCACCAGCGCTACGCGCTCAGCCGGGCGCCGGACAAGTGGAAGCGGCTGCCGGCAAGCATCGCCGCCGACGCTGTCGAGTTGCTGAAGCGCCTCGAACTGATCGAAACCGACATCGAGTGGCGCTGGAGCAAGTCAGAACCAGGAGCTGGCAAGCACGTCGCGATCTGGCGCAAGGCGCCGCAGCCGACCGCATCGAACGCCTGCTCCGAAGGCGGCGAGCACGAGTGCGACGACGAGGGTGTGTGCCACGGGTGCGGAAAGAAGGTGCGGTGATGGACGAGCTGCTCCGCCTGATTGACAGCGCCACCGCCGAAGCGCGCCCCGTCGTGGCCTGCGCCGACGACTCCCACCACTGGCAGGCCGAGGGCGGCCGGCGCTGCCCGCGCGATCACGACGGATGCAGCCAGGCGGTCTACAAGTGCGCGATCTGCGGGGTCTATGACTACGGCGAGCCGGGCGGGCCTGGGGCGCGTGACTGCGCCACGTCGTGCCAGCCATGGCGGATGGGGGACTGATGCTCCTGCCGGCCGTCACCTTCGAACGCATCGACCTGGACGAGGCAAACGCCTGCCTGCGCGCCTGGGCGCACAAGATGGGCCCGCTCGAACGCGGCGATGCCGATCACATGGAGCATCACGCCCTGCGGCACGAGGGCCGGCCTGTCGCGCTGACGATGGCGTCGCGCTTGGTTCGTGAGTGCGTCGGCGGCGGCAACCAGCACCTGACGCGCGCCAACACCTGCGAGCTGTCGCGGCTGTGCGCCGAGCGCTCCGGTCTGTGCCGCGTGGCCCTTCGCCTTTGGCGTGAGTTCGTCTTCCCGCAGCTGGGCTACGCGCACGCGATCAGCTATCAGGACGCCGACCAGCACAGCGGCAACACATACCGCTTCGACGGCTGGCAGCGCATCGGCTTCAGCAGCAGCGGGACCGATCAGCGCAGCGGGCGCAAGGGCCGCCGGAAATGGATCTGGCAGTGGACGCTGCCGCCGGAGATTGCACGATGACCACCGACACTGCCGACAAGCCCAAGGCCCGCCGCAAGCCGGAACTGCCGATTCAGATCCAGCCCATCATGGTCTCGCACGAGATCGCGGCGGCCATGCTGGCGCAGATCGGCGAGCGCACGCTGGACCAGCTGGTGGCCGAGGGGAAGATCACCCCGCGGCAGATCACCGCGAAGCGCGTGGGCTACCTGCGCCGGGAGCTGGAGGCGTTCGCCGAGGCCGCGCCCGCGGTGCGCCCGGGGATGCCAAGGCCTCAAGCCGGCTCGAAAGACGAGTGAGCGCGAGAGCACCTGCGCGGTCGTAACCTGGCCTGCTGGTGCCGTCGCGATCAGAAGTGCCACGCCGACGTGCTGCTGCGGCTGGCCAACAAGGAGCCGTGATGGCCCAGTCGATCCTCGAAACCGCCGCCGACGTGCGCCAGGCCAAGGCCAAACTCGACGAGGTGTGCGCCGACCTGCGCCGCGCTGGCGGCGAGTGGACCGACCATAGCCTCGCCGGTGAAGACGCGCTCTCGATCGCAGCCACCGGGCTGCACACCGCGCTGACGATGCTGCGGCGCCTGGAGAGCATGGCGCAGGCCGAACTGCGGCGGCTGACCCCCGAGGCGGAAGCGTGAACAGAACCGCCGGCAAACCCAGCGGCCAACCCACGCTAAACCCAGTGGGTTCTGGTGGTAGAACCCGCCGCATGGAACAATCACCGAAGCGCCGCCCGGGCCGGCCCGCCACCGGCAGCGAGCCCAACGCCGTCTACCTGGCCACCGGCCGCACGAACCTGAAGCAGGCTGGCGGCAAGCGCCTGGAGGTGAAGCTCAGCCCGGATGGCGTGGCCGACCTTCAGGTGGTGATGGAGCACCACCAGACAAAGACGCAGATGGAGGCCGCAGCCAAGGCCATCGCCAACGAGGCGAGTCGCATCCGCGCGAGGAAGGATCGGACGTGAACGACTACGTGACGCTGAACAGCGGCAAGGTCATCTACGCGCCGTTCGAGGTGGTAGGGATCGGGCCCGACTTGCGCGCGCACGTCGGCGCTGACCAGGAGCTACGGACTCCCGATGCTGGGGAGTGGGAGACCGACCGGCTCACCGCCGCCGAGTGCGTGGAGCTGGCTGACCAGATGCTGGCGCGCTGGGCCGCGTTTCGTGAACGCTGGGCAACTCCGGGTCCCGCTCAGGGCAACCCGCATGCATAATTGCGCCCACAACGGGCGCGAGCCCCACATCCCCGCCGGCCGTGCCGGCTGATTCCCGCTAGACCGGGACGCCTCAAGGCAGGCGAAGCTCACCCTGAGAATCTGCAAAGTTTCTTGCGGCTCGCAAGAATGGTTGCTATAACGGTTTGGCCTGCCCTTGCAGGAAGAACCCTCCGCAACCAACCTGAGGTTCCCATGCTGAAACGACTGTCCCTCTTCGCGCTGGCCACGCTGCTGGCCCTCTCGATCGCCGCCTTCGACCTGTTCGGCGCCGCGTTGCGCGTCGGCGCCAAGGCGATCCACTACGCGGCCAAGGTGGCGCGCTACACGGTCTTCACCATCGTCGCCGGCCCGGCGCCCGAGCCGAAGCAGGACCGAACCGCGGCCGATCGCCCGCTGCTGGTGGCCAAGGCCTTCGTGCGCCGCCTGGTGCAGCGCCACCGCCCCGAGGTGACACCCGGGTGGCGCATGTGCCCGTCGGCCTGACCGGCTGACCCGAGAACCCTGGAGAGGCCCGCCGAGCGCGGGCCTTTCTCATTCCCCCGCGGTGTTTCACGGGGAACCAGTCCAACTGAATCGCACAAGGAGCACACGATGGACGACATGGAAGCCGAGGGAACGGGCGGCGCGCCGGCCGCGGGTGAGCAGGGCGAGCAGTCCGGCGCGACCGAGATCTGCCTGGCCGTGGCGCCGGACGGTTCGCTGTCGGTCTACACCGAGCAGCCGGGCGGCACCGGCGGCGCGCAGAACGCCCAGCCGGCGGCCGACATCGGCGCCGCGCTGCAGCTGATCCTCAACGCCTACAAGCAGATGAGCGCCGGCCAGGATGCGCAGGCGCAGTTCGACCAGGGCTTCAGCGGCCAGGGTGCGATGCAGTCGCGCATGGGCGGTGCCGCGTGAAGCTGCCGCTGATCGAGCAGCGCCGGGCCAACCACTTCATCTACGGCCTCGCCGTCTATCTGGTGGTCACCGCCGCGCTGGTGCTGACGCCGTACCGCGTGACCGCGGCCGGCATCGGCTTCGTCGCCGCGCTGGCCGTGGGCGTGCTCAAGGAGTGGGCCGACAGGCGGGCGAACGCCCGCGCCGCCCGCCGTCGCGAGCCGCTGCCGCATGGCGTGCACGCCTACTCGGCCATCTCCACCATGCTCGGTGGGCTGGCCGGCCTGGCGGCGAGCTATCTGGGAACCCTCGTATGAGCACCGCCACCTTCGTGCTCGAAGACGAGGGCGGCGCCGTCGCGGCCAAGCTCACGTTCACCGAGGGCTTCAACCCCCAGAGCCGGGCCCACCAGGCGGCGCAGATGCTGATGAAGCTGATGGACGAGCGCTGCCAGAACCTGGGCCCGGTGCCCGAGAAGCCGGCCCAGGTGGTCGAGCAGCCCGGCCTGATCGTCGTCGAGGGCGATCGCGCCCGCCGCGCGCCGTGAAGAACGCCAGCATCACCTTCGGCGTGCGCGAGGGCAGCCTGGACATGCTGGTGACCTACGACGGCGGGTTCGACGAGGACAACCCGGCGCACTTGGCCGCTAAGCTGCTCTCGATGAAGATGCCGGACCTGGCCGACCCGCTGACCGAGGCGACGCCGCTCAACCGGGAGCAGGTTCGGGCGATCCGCCGCGAGCAGCGCCGCCACCCGGATCACTGACGTGGCGGCTCCCAAGAAGGTCGACTACGGCCTGATCGAGGCCGACTGGCGCGCCGGAGTCAAGACGCCGTCCCAGATGGCCGCCGAGTACACAAAGGCCACCGGCGTCTCGGTTTCGCCCCCCGCGATCATCAAGCACTTCAAGAAGCTGGGCGTGCCCCGCGACCTGAAGGACAAGGTCCAGCAGAAGGCCGACGCGATGGTTCTGCAGGCGATGGTTACGGGGAAGGTTTCAGAAGAAACCTTGCGCCCGGATGTCGAGATCATCGACACCAACGCCAAGGTACTCGCGACGGTCCAACTCTCGCACCGCCGCGACATCGGGCGCGGCCGCAACTTGGTGATGCGGTTGCTGGACGAGCTGGAGCACCAGACGGCCAACCCCGACTTGTACGAGGGGCTGCTGACCGCGCTGGAGGCCGAGACCGATGACCCCAAGCGCCGGCGCAAACTGCAGGAGACCTTCCATCGCGCGATGAGCCTGGGCGGGCGCGCCAGCACAATGAAGCAGCTGGCCGACTCGCTGCGCATCCTGATCGCGGCCGAGCGCGAGGCCTACGGGCTGGACCGGCCGGAAAAGCCGAAGGCGCCGCTGGAGGAGCTCACGGCGGACCAACTTAAGAGCGAGATCCGGCGCCTGAGCGCCAAGACCGGCCTACTCCTGCCGCATGAACCTGGACCAGCTGTCGCGGCCTGAGCTGCAGCAGCTTTACGCCTACTTGGCCGAGGAAGCCAGGCGGCAGGACCACAACAAGCTCGCGAGCTACCGGCCTTACCCCAAGCAGCGCGACTTCCACGCCGCTGGCGGCCCACTGCACGTTCGCGAGCGCCTGCTGAAGGCCGGCAACCAGGTGGGCAAGACCTGGAGCGCCGGCTTCGAGCACGCGATGCACATGACTGGCCGCTATCCGGACTGGTGGCCCGGCACCACGTTCGACGAGCCGACGATCGGCTGGGCAGCGTCAGAGACCGGCCAGGGCACGCGCGACACGGTGCAGCGGATCCTGCTGGGCCAGGTGGGCGCCTGGGGCACCGGAGCTATCCCGGCCGACGCGATCAAGGAGATCAAGCGCGCTGTCGGCGCGGTACCCGACCTGGTGGAGACCATCATGGTCCGCTACGGCGGTGGCGGCGACGTGCAGGCCGGCACGAGCCGCCTGACCCTGAAGACCTACGACCAGGGCCGGCTGCGGTGGCAGGGCGAAACGCTCGACTACGTCTGGTTCGACGAAGAGCCACCGGAGGACATCTACTTCGAGGGGTTGACCCGCACGAACGCCCGCGGCGGCATCGTGACCTTGACCTTCACGCCGCTGAAAGGAATGTCCGAGGTGGTGAGACGGTTCCTGATGGAGAAGCCGGCGCAGAGCGCGGTGGTCAACATGACGATCCACGACGCCGAGCACTACACGCGCGAGCAGCGCGAGCAGATCATCGCCAGCTACCCGGCGCACGAGCGCGAGGCGCGGATCAACGGCACCCCGACGATGGGCTCCGGCCGGATCTTCGCGCTGGCCGACGAGGTGGTAGCAGAGGGCCAGATCGCCATCCCGTCGCACTGGCCGCGTATCTGCGGGCTGGACTTCGGCTGGGATCACCCGACGGCGGCCGCGTGGCTGGCGTGGGACCGCGACAACGACGTGGTGCACGTCTACGACGCGTACCGGGTTCGCGAGGCCACGCCGCTGATCCACAGCGTAGCGATCAAGGCGCGCGGCGAATGGATTCCAGTGGCCTGGCCGCACGACGGCCTGCAGCACGACAAGGGCAGCGGCGAGGAACTGGCCAAGCAGTACCGCAAGCACGGCGTGCGCATGCTCAAAGACAAGGCAACCCACGCGCCCGACAAGACCGCCAACCCGCCGCAGAAGGAAGGCGAGGGCGGCAACGGCCTCGAAGCCGGCCTGATGGCCATGCTGGACCGCATGCAGACCGGCCGTCTGAAGGTGGCCAGGCACCTCGAAGACTGGTTTGAAGAGTACCGCCTGTACCACCGCGAAGACGGCAAGGTGGTGAAGGTGAACGACGACTTGATGAGCGCCACTCGCTACGGGCTGATGATGCTCCGGCACGCGAAGCTCCCCACCGTCGAGCGCAAGCCGCGCATCGCCGGAGAAGGCGCTTTCGACCGAGCCACCGGCCTGCTGGGCTGAGGGCCCGCACCACACCGCAACCAGCCGCCTACGGGCGGCTTTCTCGCTCCAGGGAGCAGCCCATGCAATCCAACCCCGTCACCGCGCTGCCGGGCAACGACGGCGCGGCCGTCACGCCCAACGACACCGCGGTGTTTCCCGCCTCGCAGATCTACGTCGGCGGCGCCGGCAACGTGGCCGTGATGCCAGCCGCGCAGGAGGGCAGACCGTCGCCGACGCCGGTGACCTTCATCGCGCCGCCGGTGGGCAGCGTGCTGCCCATGCTGGTGTCGCGCGTCATGTCGACGAACACCACCGCCACCAACCTGGTGAGGATCAGCTGATGGGTGCTCGGAGCGGGGGCGACACGAAGCCCCAGCCGCGCGACGACGACGACACCCAGCCAATGGCGGTGTTCAGCCGCGCCAGCCAGTTCGAAGCCGAAGCGGCGGACCTGGATCCGGACGAGATGGCCCGCGAGATCGTGCGGCTGCGGCAGCTGGCGCTCTCGCCGGAGGAACTGGCCTACCTGCGCAAGCGCAAAGAGCAGGACGAGCATGCCGCGTGGCTGGTGAAGTTCATCAAGGCGCACGCCCCGTGGGTCATCACCCTGCTGACCGGCGTGGTGTCCGGCATGTACTGGCTGCTCACCCACGACATCAAGATCGGACCGCGCCCATGAAGCTCCGCCCCGTCAACGACTGGCAGCGTGCCTGGCGCTGGGTCAGCGTGCACATCGGCATGGTGGCCATCACGCTCGGCGTCATGCCGCCGGACATGCAGGCCGCCATGCTGGCGTCGCTGGGCATCCCGCAGGAGCGGCTGCCGGCCGTGCTCGGCCTGGCGTTCCTGGTGGGCCGCATGGTCAACCAGACCAGGAAGGGACCGCCCCAATGAAGATGGTGCTGGAGCGCTTGCAGCGCGACCCCGACGTGACCATCGGCTCGCTGAGCGTCGACGGGGACTTCGAAGCCTGGACGTGCGAAGACACGGTGCGCCCGCCCGGCGTGAAGATTCACGGGCAGACGGCCATCCCGCCGGGCACCTATTCGGTGGTGATCACGCACAGCCCACGGTTCCAGCGCGACCTGCCGCTGCTGCAGTACGTGCCGGGCTTCGTCGGGGTGCGCATCCACCCCGGCAATACGCCCGCCGACACCGAGGGCTGCATCTTGGTGGGCGCCGATCGCCTAGGCAAGAGCGTAGGTCGCAGCCGCCTGGCGTTCGACGCACTCCTGCCAAAGATTGCGGCCGCGCTTCGAAAGGGCGAGCAGGTCACGCTGGAGATCCTGCCGTGAACCGCACCGCGCTCGGCCTGCTGGCATTCCTGCTGGCGGTGATGGGCGCCTTCGTCGCTGGCCACCACGGCGGCGTCAAGGCCGGGCAGCGCCAAGTGCAGGTTCGCTGGGATGCCGAGACCATCCGCCTGCAGGACGCTGCGATCAAGGAGGCCGAGGCGGTGCGTGAGAACGAGCGCAAGACGGCCGCCGATCAAATGGAGAACGCCAATGAGGCCGATCGCCTGCAGGCGCGCAGCATGCGCGCTCTCCCTCGCCTTGTCGCTGCTGGCGACGGGCTGCGCTACCGCACCGCGGCCGTCGCCGCCGCTTGTGATCGCGCCGCCCAGGATCCCGGAGTTGCCGCCGCAGGCCCGGCCGCCAGCTCGCCCGGAGATCTGCTTGCCGACGTGCAGAGAAGGATGGGCGCGGCTGCTGCAGACGTTGTCGGATTCGCTGACGACGCCAGCATCGCCGGCGCCCTCTGCGCTGCCAACTACGACGCGCTGAAAGGCCGCCAGTGACCGCTCAAGCCGCCGAGATCGACGAAGCCACGCTGGCGCTGCTGACCGACGAGGTGCGCGAGCTTCTGCTGCGGCCGAAGGCTATGCAGGCCCATGTGCTCGACACGCTGGGCACCACGATCGCCAACATGCGCGACGAGGCGGTCAAGGCTCGCAAGGACTCCGGCATCGAGGACACCTGGCGCGAGTGCGAGGAAGCCTACCTCGGCATCGACGACTTGAACCGGTCGGAGTTCGAAGGCGCGCGCTGGGCCAAGCCGATGACGATGGACGGCGGCCTGCGCAGGGAGCGCACCCGCGGCCAGGACGAGACGAAGGCCACGGCTTTCGTGAAGCTCACGGCGCGGTACGTGGACGCCGGCACCTCCAAGGTCTGCGAGATCGCGCTGCCGGCCGACGGCAAGGCCTTCACGCTCAAGGCGACGCCGGTGCCCGAGATGGACGCTGCGAAGGACAGCGAGCAGCCGGCCCAGGAGATCACCGGCCAGCCGATGCCCGACGAGAACGGTCAGCCCGTCACCGTCGGCGCGCTGGCCAAGAACGAGATTGAGCGCGCGGAGAGCGCGGCCGAGAAAGCGGCCAACCGCATCCACGACTGGATGGTGGAGTACAAGCACCCAGCCGAGATGCGCAAGGTCGTGTTCGACATGGCGCGCATCGGCGTGGGCGTGGTGTGCGGGCCAATTCCGGACTCGAAGCGCGTCGTGGTGGTGCGCCGCGTGAAGCCGGCCCCTGCAGCCGTCGACCCAGCTGTGCCGCCCGAGGTGCGCGCAAAGCCCGTGGCGGCCGCCGCGGCGCTCTCGGTCGAGATCGTCGACCAGGTGAAGCCGGTGGCGCGCTGGGTGGACCCCTGGAAGTTCTACCCGGCCCCGGGCTGCGGCGAGGACATCCACAACGGCGACCACTGCTTCGAGGTCGACGACATCCTGGAAGGCCAGCTGGCGCGCCTGGCCGACCGGCAGGACCTGTTCTACATCAAGGACCGCATCGCCAAGGTGCTGCTCGAAGGCCCAAACAAGGTCCACGTCGACAGCGGCAACACCGAGCGCAAGCCTATCGAAGAGGCGTACCAGATCTGGCACATGCGCGGCTCAATGTCGCGCGCCGAGTTCGAGGCCGCCAACCCCGAGCAGGCCAGCAAGCTCGACAAGGCGCTGGACCGCGTCAACGTGGTGGTGAGCCTGGTCAACGACACCGTCATCCGGGCCATCCAGAGCCCGACCGACTCCGGCCGCCTGCCGTACCACGTCGGCTGCTGGAGCCGCCGCGCTGGGCACTGGGCCGGCATCGGCGTGGGCGAGCAGGTTCGCACGCCCCAGCGCATCGTCAATGCGGCCACGCGCGCGATGCTCAACAACGCCGCGAAGTCTTCGGGCTCCAACGTCGTGATGGATCCCAACGTCGTCGAGGCGGCCAACGGCGATCCGAACCTGCGGGGTGGCGACAAGCTCTGGTGGATCAAGAACGGCGCCGGCGTGGCGGACGTGCGCGCTGTGTTCGCCGCGTTCAACTGGCCCAACACCACCGAAAAGCTGATGCTCATCATTGAGTACGGCTTCAAGCTCGCGGAAGAGCACAGCAGCATCCCGCTGATCACGCAAGGGCAGAGCGGCAAGACGACGCCCGACACCTTCGGTGGCCAGCAGCTGCAGGACAACAACGCAAACCAACTGCTCAGGGCTGTGGGCTTCGGCCTGAACGACACCGTGACCACGCCGCTGGTGGACCAGTTCTACGAGTGGCTGCTGCTCGACCCCGACGTGCCCGACGAGGAGAAGGGCGACTACCAGGTGGACACGAGCGGGGCGCTGGCGCTGATCGAGAAGGCGATTCAGGACCAGACCATCCTGGCGATGGGCCAGCTGCTGGCAAACCCGAAGCTGAAGATCGACCCGGCGCGCTGGTTCGAAGCCTGGGCGCGCTCGAAGCGGCTGAACCCGCAGGAGTTCCAGTACAGCGACGCCGAGTGGGAGAAGATCTCCAGCCAGCCACCGCCGAAGGATCCCACGGTCGAGGCCGCGGAGATTCGGGCGAAGGCGATGATCGAAACGGCCAAGAGCGCCGATGCGCTGATGGCCCAGCGCATCAAGGTCGACACCGACCGCGATACCGAGTACGTCAAGTCCCAGGAGCGGCGCGACGCGATCAGCGCCGAGGCCAAGCGCGAGGAACTGGCACTGCGCGAGCGCATTGCGCGCCTCGAGTACCAGAAGAGCCTGCTCGACTTCGCCAACAAGCGCGAGATGAGCCTGCAGGACGCCAAGGTCGAACTCTCCAAGACGGCGATGGAACTGCGCACGCAGAAGGAACTGGCCGGCATGACGAACGCCAAGGACGCCGAGCAGGTGGCGCCGACCAGCATGGAGCCGGCCGGCCAGGCGCCCGACGGTGAGGCCTTCCAGAAGTGAGCCTGGGCAATCTCAAGCTGACCGCGGCCGACGTGCGCAACCCGCTGTGGCTGACGCTCAGCGAAGCGCTGCGTGAAGAGCTCGCCAGCCTGCGCCAGCAGAACGACGCCGAGAAGCCGCCCGAGCAGACGGCCCATCTGCGCGGCCGCATCGCCGCCGTCAAACAGATCCTGGCGCTGGGTGACCAGCGCCTACCGCTCGACGAGTAATCGCCGCCGGTCGCAAGGCCCACGGCACCGACCCACCCACGCACAGCGCCGGTGGACAAGCGGCCCGCATCAAGCGGGCTTTTTCATTGGTGGAGAGAAGAAGGAATGGACACCGAGAACGCGCTGCCCGAAAGCACGGAGCAAGAGGAAGACGAGACCGGCTTCGATGAAGGATTCGCCGAGCCGCCCCCCACGGAAACGCCGGGGGCCACGGACGACAACCCTGCACCGACGCCCGCGCCCACGCCGGCGCCGGAGCCTCAGCCCGAGTTCGTGCAGATCACCAGAGCTCAGCTCGAAGGCCTGCAGGCCGCAGCCAACCAAGTTGCGGAACTGAGGACCACGGTCGAGCGCAGCTTCGGTACCGCGTTCGGCAAGATCGGTGGCATCGAGCGCATCCTGAACGATGGCGGCAAGGTCGAGATCGACCAGGCCGACATCGACGCGCTGCGCAGCGAGGGTTTCGAGACCCACGCGCGCGCGCTGGAGAAGGTTCGGGACATGCGCATCGTGGCCAAGGAGGCGACTCTGCCTGCCGAGGTGCTCACCGAGATGCGCACGAGCCTCAAGGAAGAGGTGATGCGCGAACTTGCAATCGACCAGGTGGCCGATGTGCACCCCGACTGGAACGAGGTTCGCCAGACGCCCGAGTTCACTGCATGGAAGGCCACGCTCAGCGCCGCCGACCAGGATCAGTTCTTCGGCAGCTGGAACCCGCGCCACGTCATCAAGGCGCTCGACACCTTCAAGGCGTACCAGAAGGCCAAGGCCCCGGCACCGCCGGCGCCAGCGCCTGGCGCGAACTCCGCCGATCGGAAGAGCCGCATGACCGCGGCTGTGACTCCGCGCGGCACTGGCGCACCCGCCAGAACCGCACCCGACGAAGACGAATTCGACGCCGGCTTCCGCGAATAGGCGGCGTCACCAACCCAAGGAAAGCCATCATGACGATGCAAACCTTCGCCCTGACTCCCGGCCGGATCAACCGGTTCAAGGGTCAGATCCTCAAGCACGCCGTGCCCCAGGAGTGCCTGAGCAAGAGCGGCCGCCAGGTCAAGTTCCCCAAGAACAGCTCGGACACCTACGTCGCGCGCCGCTGGATCCCCTACGGCGCGACCACGTCGAACCCCAACCAGTTCATGGGCAGCACCACGGCGGTGGACCGCGGCAACGCGATCGTGCAGGCCCACCAGACGCAGGAAGGCGTCACGCCGGTGCCCGAGAGCATCGTGCCGCAGGACGTGAGCGTGGTGATGCAGCAGTACAGCTGCCTCTACGGCTTCACCGACAAGACCTACGACATGTACGAAGACGACGTGCCGCAGGCGATGCAGGAGCAGATCGGCGAGCGCGTCACCCTGGTGAACGAACTGATCATGTTCGGCGGCCTCAAGGCGTGCACCAACGTCTACTACGGCGGCACGGGCACCTCGCGCGCCACGGTGAACGGCGGCATCACGCTGCCGCTGCTGCGCAAGATCGCGAAGAACCTCATGGCCAACCACGCCATGATGGTGACCCGCGTTCTGAGCGCCAGCAACAAGTTCGGCACCGACCCTGTCGCCGCTGGCTTCGTCGTCTACTGCTCGACGGACCTGGAGCCGGACATCCGCGATCTGCCGGGCTTCATTCCGGCCGAGAAGTACGCCAGCGGCACGCCCATGCCGTTCGAGCTGGGCAAGTGCGAGCGCTTCCGCTTCGTCACCTCGCCCGAGTTCGTGTCCATCCTGGACGGCGGCGCCGCGGTGGGCGCCACCGGCCTGCAGTCGAACCTGGGCACGTCCATCGACGTGTACCAGTTCATCGTGCTGGCCGAGGACGCCTTCAGCCAGGTGGCGGTGCGTGGCACCGACTCGCTGGACCCGACCTACCTGCCGCCCGGGCAGAAGTCGAAGTCCGACCCGCACGGTCAGCGTGGCTACGCCGGCACCACCTGGTGGAAGGCCATGATGATCGAGAACAACGGGTGGATGGCGGTCGGCAACGTGGGCGCGAAGGCGCTCTGATCGAGAGCGGCTTCGGCCGCTTTCAGAAAGGAAACGACCATGCAATTCAGCATCCAGCAGGCGCTGGCGTCCATCGGCTCGGGCACGGACCGCACGGTGCTCCAGAAGATCCTGGAGTACCTGGCGGACACCGCCAACACGGTGGCACTGGCCTCGGCCGGCCTCGCGATCAACGCAGGCGGCGCCACGTTCGCGAAGATCGGTGCCACCCCGTTCATCGCCACGGCGCTCGGCCGCTACGTGTCGATTGCGGCGGGTACGGCTATGCCGGCGCTCACGGGCCTGACCATCACCGCCAACCGGTTCAACGTTGCGTGCTTCTTCGTCAACCAGGCCGGCACCGTGTCGGTTCGGTTCGGCACGGAAGGCGCGACGGCCGGCGCGGTGGTGTTCCCGGACTTCCCGCTCGGCCAGGCGCTGGTGGGCTTCCTGCTCATCACGCACTCGTCGACCTTCACCGGTGGCACCACCCCGCTCGACACGGCGACGACGGTCTACGTCTCGCCGCTCGGTTCGTTCGACCCGTCTCTGCTCTTCACCTGAACCCAGGCAAGAGCTCAACCCTCAAGGAGTTCAACACATGGACGCTCTCCAACAAGTGCCGATGACGATGGCGACCAGCAAGGCTGGCGCTGCCGCGGGCACGACCACCACGCTGACCACGGCGAACACCACGCTGTTCTGCATCAAGGGCAAGGCCTACAGCAAGGCGGCCGCGGCCAACGCGGCGACGCCGACGAGCGACTTCACCACGGGCGCCGCCTTCGTCGGCATCCCGATCAACTACGGCTGCGCCTTCGTGCTGTCGTACGACTCGGGCGGCACCCTGCGCGTGTCCCAAGGTCCGCTGCAGGCGCTCGATCCGTCGGGCAACTTCATCAACGCGCCGCAGTTCCCGATCGTGCCGGACACCGTCTGCCCGTTCGCCTACCTGATCACCAAGGTGGGCGCCACCGGCGCGACGTGGACCTTCGGCGCCAGCAACCTGGCCGGCCCGCCCACCGGCGTCAGCCACACCTTCGTCGACGTGTTCACGCTGCCCGACCGGCCGCAGATCAGCTGACGTTCCCGCCTCGTGAGGGGCATGCAACCACGGGCCCGAGCGCACGCGCGCCGGGCCCGCTCTTCTTGGAGCCATCCGATGAGCCGACAAGCCGCGCAGAGCACGACGCCTCCCGCCACCACCGCCACGACGCCCGCAGCTTCGCCGGCGCCCGCTGCATCCCCCGCCGAGCAGGCCAGCGCACCCACCGACGAGATGGTCACCATCCGCAAGGACCAGCTGGACCAGATGCTGGGCGTGGTCAGGCGCGTGGACGAGATGCAGAAGCAGATCGACGCCCAGCGCCTCGACGAGATGCAGCATCGCGTGGCACCGGTGCAGATCACGCGCGAGCAGGCGCACAGCGCCGACTTGCCGATCCGCCAACTCCGTCCGATCGACGAAGGCCGGGTCGATGAAGTCATCGTGTCCACCGAGAAGGTGCTCGATCTCGACTACGCCGCCCAGCTGGCGTTCAACGAAGAACCGGTGGAGATCCTGCTGCACCGCGGCCAAGAGAAGTACGCCCCGGAGTTGTACGACTTCTCGATTCAGGGCCGCACCTGGTGGGTGCGAGTCGAAACCCGCACCGTGGTTCCGCGCAAGGTGGTGGAAGTCATCGCTCGTGCGCAGCCCTACGACGTGACCACCGAGACCAGCCAGATCGCCAACCTCGACGCCAACGCGCCTGTGATCAACCGCGTGCACCGCACGCAGCGAGCGCGCTTTGCCTTCGCCGTGCTGCGCGACCCCAACCCACGCGGCGCGGCGTGGCTGGCCAAGGTGATGCGCGAGTCCTGAGATGAACTTCCTGCAGGGGGTTCAGCGGCTGCACCGGGAGAGTCGGCGCAGCACGGCCGCGCCGACGGCCATCGCCGGCGCGTCGGAGCGCAACCAGCGGCTGATCGACGCCTACGCCGATGCCTGGCGCGAGATCCAGTCGGCGCGCGACGACTGGAAGTGGATGCGCGCCGCCGTGGATGCGCCGCTGGTGGTAGGCCAGATGACCTACACCGCAGCGCAGCTGGGCGTGTCCACCGGCTTCGGCCGCTGGCGGCGCGAGGACAGCACCTACTGGCCCTCGCTCTACATCAGCGGCGCAACGAACTCCCTGTGGCCGCTGGACTTCATGAACCTGGACTGCTTCCGGGACGAGTACGTCTACCGGACGCAGGGCAGCACCACACCGATCGCCTGGACGATCGACGAGAACGAGCAGTTCCTGGTGGCGCCGGCGCCCGCCGTGGCCTACAGGCTGCGCGCCGACTACCGCACGGAGCCCACCGAACTCACCGTCGACGCCGACACCCCCAACCTGCCCGACCGGTTCGAGCTGCTGCCGATGTGGCGCGCGCTGCAGGACATCGCCACCACCGACGGGGCCTCGGACATCCTGGCCAAGGCCAACAGGAACTACGGCGACATGTGGGACAAGATCCTCTTCGACCAGGCCATGCGCCTGCCGCGGGGATGAGAAGGCCTCAGCTGCCGCCGCAGAAGCTCACGCCTTCCGCGGCCGTCATTGCCGGCGGCATGAACCTTGTGGAGCCGCCGCAGTTCGCCGAGCCCGGCACCGCCGTGGTGGCCTACAACTACGAATACGGGGTCAACGGCGGCGTCGACCGCGTGAAGGGCATCGAGCCCTTCGACGGCCGGGCCGCGCCGAGCGACGCCACCTACGTCTACTTCCAGGCCACGGCGACCATCGCCGGCATCGCAGTGGGTGACGCGGTCACCGGTGCCACCTCGGGCGCCACCGCACGCGCCATCTACGTCAGCGGCGCCTATGTAGCGATGACGATGGTGGTAGGCACGTTCGTGGTGGAAGGCCTGCAGGTGGGCGGCATCACGCGCGCCACAGTGTCTTCCCTCACGGCTCCCGTCGACGGCTTCCTCGACAACACGCTGGCCAAGCTGGCCGCCGATGAGTACCAGGCCTTAATCGGCAAGGTGCCCGGCGCGGGCCGGGTACGCGGCTTGGCCATCCTGAACGACGTGGTCTACGCTTGGCGCAACAACGTGGGCCAGACCGAGCTCAAGCTCTACAAGTCGAGCAACGCCGGCTGGGTCATCGTGCCCATGTACCACCAGGTCTCGTTCACGGCCGGCTCGGCAGAGTACGCCGAGGGCGCGTCTATCACGCAGGGCGGGAACACGGCCACCGTCAAGCGCGTGGTACTCGAGTCCGGCTCCTGGGGTGCGGGCTCGGCCGCTGGCCGCCTGATCATCACAGCGCCAACGCCGGGCAGTTTCGGCGCCGGCGCGGCCGCTGGTGGCGGCGCCGTGACCTTGTCGGGAGCCAACGCGCTGATCGTGCTGGCGCCCGGCGGAGTGGTCTCGGCCGACGTCTACAACTTCACCGCCTCGCTCTCGACGAAGCGCCTGTATGGCTGCGACGGTATCAATCCCGAGTTCGAGTTCGACGGCGACATCCTCGTGCCGCTCAACACCGGCATGGGTTCGGTGCGCGCCACCGTGGCGCGTTGCCACAAGAACCACCTCTTCTTCGGCTACCGCGGCTCGCTGCAGCACTCGTCGATCGCGTTCCCGTACCAGTTCAGCGCCGTCACCGGCGCGGGCGAGCTGGGAACGGGCGATGTGATCACGAACCTGATCTCGGTGGGCGGCGCAACCGACGCGGCCTCGCTGATGGTCACCTGCGAGAACGCGCTCTACGTGCTCTACGGCACCTCGTCAGGCGACTGGAACCTGGTGCCGCTGAGTCGAGTGCAGGGCGCGCAGGCGCGCACGGCCCAGGACATCGGCGGCGTGGTCGCGCTCGACACGCCGGGCGTGGTGCGCTACCCCGCGACGCAGAGCTTCGGCAACTTCGCGTGGGACACGGTCTCCATGCCCATTCAGCCGGCGGCCGCCAAGACGCGCGCCAACTGCAGCGTGTTCTCGCCCGGCGAGTTCAAGTACCGCATCTTCCTCACCGACGGCACGGTGCTCTCTGGCCTGCCGGTGGCCAAGCAGAAGTTTCACTGGAGCATCGTGAACTACGGCGTCACGATGGTGCTGGCCGAGAACGCCGAGATCGCGGGCGACGCGCGCACCTTCTACGCCGACGAGGATGGGTGGGTCTACGAGGCCGACAAGGGCCGCTCCTTCGCCGGCGCGTCGATTCAGTACGCGCTGAAGCTGCACCCGATGAACCAGGGTAGCCAGGTGGTGGAGAAGGCCTACCGCGGCGGCCTGCTCGAAGTGCGGGCGACCAGCGCCTGCACCATCAGCACGGCATTCGAGTTCTACGACGATGAAGGCCCGTCAGCCAGCCAGCCCAACACGCTGTCCCAGTACGGCGTCGGGCTGATCTACGACCTGGGCAACTACGACGCCAGCTACTGGGACAGCGGCGGCACCACCAGCAAGGCGGTGCCGATCGATGGGCGCGGCACGGCCTTCTCGCTGATGGTCGCGGGCGACTCTGACAGCGAGCTGAGCCACACCCTATTCTCGTTCACCGCGCTCTACACGCCGCAAAGGATCGTGCAGTGAGCAACGCAAACCGCTTCTACACCGAAGCCTTCAACGCACCATTCGGCTCGCTCGCCAAGAGCGTGCCGCTGGATCAGCAATTCACGAGGCTGGAGGCGGCGTTCAAGCTGGTGCAAGAGGAGTTCGACGCGCTGGCCGGCATTGGCGGCATCACCAACCTGCCAGGTTTCCCGGCTTCCTTCGCTGGGCATGGCGGAAAGCAGCTGCTGGTGAACGCGGCGGAGTCAGCGATCGAGTTCGCGCCACGCGGCAAGCTCAACTACAAGAGCGTGAGCGGCACCTCTTACACGCTGCTCAAGACGGACGCCGATGCGGGCACGCTGATCGCCTTTTCCAACGCCAGCGCGGTCACGGTGACCGTACCGAAGAACGCGACGCAGGCCATCGAAGTCGGTTCCACGCTGCTCGTTGTGCAATACGGTGCCGGCAAGGTGACCCTGGCGCCGGAGGATGGAACGGTGACGCTGCGTTCGGCTGGCAACCTGCTAGCCACCCGCGCGCAGTTCGCGCATGTGACCTTGTTCAAGGTGGCCACCAACGAGTGGCTTATCGGTGGCGACCGGGGATCCTGATGCTGGGTCCATTCGCCGGCCTTCAAGTCATCCCGTCGTCTGGCGGTAGCTCCTATGGCTGCGACCTTGAAGGATCGTCGCTGAGCGGCTACTCGACGATCTCTGGCAATGGTGGCCTCTTCACGGTGACTAGCACCCCGTATGGGAGCGGAGTCGACTGCGCGGCGCAATTGGCCGGCGCCATAGCGATCGTGCGCAAAGCAGTCACTCCGAGGGCGGTGCAAACACTAACGCTCAAGTTCCAGGTCACAGCGAGTAATGCCGATGATGCGGCCGCTTTTGCATTGTTTGACGCGGTCGGAACTGGGGGTGTGATCAGCTTCTTGCCACGTCGTGAGGCTTCGTTCGATTCGTTGAGACGAGCTCAGCTGGCGATCAGGCAGACATCGGCATCCTCAACCACGACCACTGTGATTGGCTCTACCGGAGTTGCTGTTGGCGAGTGGTACCAGTTTGACCTGACCCTGGTGGGCGCGACGCTTAGCTACATCATCACCAAGCTCTCGGACGCCTCGATCTTCGCGTCTGGAACCGTGGCAGGTTCGTGGTCTCCAATTTCAGTTAGGGATGCGCAGTACTCGGCCGACGCGGGCAACCTGACATGCCCGACCCAGTACGCGGCTATTCAATACTGCGGTTTCGGTGGAACAACCGCGGTGCCGGCACCGGCGCCGCCACCGATGCCTCAACCGCCAGCGCCATCTCCCATCGCATTCGCGGCGCTCAGTCGCGCCAGTCTCACCTGCTTCGTGGGCGTGGCGCTCGGCTCAACCACGCTGGCTACGATCACCTGCTCCGATGCGGCCATGACGATCGCGGTGCAGGATCCGGTTCCTGGATTGACCTACAGCTTTGTTGGCAACGTGCTCAGCGTATCTGGCACACCTACATCGCCTGGCGGCATTCACCGCAGCGTCATCAGCTACATCGCCTCGGACGGCAGCTATCAAGTGCGCGGCAGCACGACCCACACAATTCTGGCGGCAGACGCGGCTGTGCTCTTCAACGCGGGCACCTGCGCGAACTACGCCGGCCAGGTGGGCACGCCCGTCTCGCTGCTGCTGTGCTCGCCATCGATCGCTGCTGACGTGAATGTCTCGATCTCGGCCAACGTGGTGATGCCCGGGCTCGACTTGAGCTTTGTCTGGAACCGCACCGCGTCGCTGTCGTCTGGCACGTTGACGCTGAGCGGAACTCCGACCGAAGCGATGTCGGTTTCGCTGGAGGTTACCTACCGCACAGGCGGCGTCGTGCTTGGCACCTCGCTGCACCTCATCATTGTGACGCCGCGCTATGTGGCGCCGTCTCCACCGCCGCCACCGGCGCCAGCACCACCAGCGCCCACACCAACGGCACCGCCCACGCCAACGCCGGCTCCTTCACCAGGCGTCGGGCCGGACCCGCTTCGCTCCAGCGTGCGGTCCCTGCATCGCTTCAACGAGGTGAGCGCGACCGATCTGCTCGGCAGCACCATCTACTTCTTTGCCGCCGAAATCGGCCCTCCCTTCCTGGGCAACTCGGCCGTAGCGACTGGCGCAGTCGGCAACGGCGCGTTGTTGATCGACGCGGTCGGCGTCGGCAACTTCGTCGACGGCCTGGACGGCAGTAGCGGCGACTTCACCGCAGAGTGCATGGTCGACCTGCCGCCAGACGGCTGGACCGCGCTGACACAGCCCGGCGCGGCCGAGCGCGTCATGCCGGTGATGTCCTACAGCTTCGGTGACAGCTACGGCGACGCATCGCCCTACGGCCGACTTGCGTGGGTGCTTGGCTTCTGCAGCGTCTACTCGGTTGCTGACGGTGCAATGTTCGTCTACCCGTTGTTCTGGGCCGCGCCGGGGCCCGGCACCAACGGCTTCTCACTGATCGGAAGCCGCGTGCCGCATCGGCCGGGCAGACCGGTGCACCTGTGCTTCGGCGCGGTGAAGGTCGGCGCTGACTACCGCATGGCGCTGTGGTTCGACGGTGCACAGCCTGGTCGCACGGTGGTGGCGCAGCCGATGGTGGCCGTGACCAGCGGTTTCCTGCAGGCCGGCGGCACCTGTGGCGCCGTCGGCAGGTTCGGCTCCGTCGACGCGCCGCAGGTCGTGAACTGCAACGCGGTGGTAGACGAGTGGCGCGTGGGCGTCGCGTCGCGCTATGCCAGCTACATCAACGCGGACGGCTCGCTGCCAGCCGCTGCCCGGGTCATCCCCTGGCCCAACAACTAAGGATCGACGATGCCTTCCGCTCAAACCGGCATGCTCAGCACCTCCGCGGATCCGGTCCTCACGGCCCAGCCGCAGAGCGACCAGCCGATTCGCCCCGACACCAGCAATCCCGGCCAGCCTTCGGCGGGCATGCTCTCCGACTGGTACGCCAACTTCTCGCAGAGCGCCAGCGCGCCGGCTCCCGCTCCGTCGAACGTGCCCGAGGCGACGGCTGCAGTCGCTGGTACCACCGACTGGCAGCCCGGTTCCGACGCAACGGTTCAGGGCCAGCTCACCACCATCCTTGACAAGGGCAGCCCGCTGATGGACCGCGCCGCGACGAAGGCGCTGCAGGGCATGAACCAGCGAGGTCTGCTCAACAGTTCGATCGCCGTGGGCGCTGGGCAGAGCGCGCTCTACGACGCCGCCATGCCGATCGCACAGCAGGACGCGGCCGTCAACGCCGACGCGGGCAAGTTCAACGCTGGCGCGAAGAACACGGCCGCCTTGACCAACGCCGGTCTCTCCACCGACGTGAGCAAGTTCAACGCGGGCTCGCAGGTATCGACGCAACAGCAGCAGGCCGACTTCGCTCATCAGGAGAGGATGCAGACCGCCGATATCGGCAGCCGGTACGACCTGGCCAACATGGACGCGCAGACCCGCATCGCGCTGCAGAAGGCAGACGCCGAGAACCAGCAGAAGCTCCAAGCCGCCAACGCGGTGCTCCAGATGGGTCTGCAGGCGTCGGACAACGCGGTCAAGCAGTCGATGCAGGCCTACCAGCTAGCGGTGCAGCAGCAGATGCAGGGCAAGGACAACGAGACCAAGCTCGCGCTGGCCACGCTCGACGCGAACACGCAGACGACGCTGGCCGACATCAACAACAGGTTCAGGGCCCAACTGCAGGGCAGCCAGTCGATGGCCGCGTCCTACCAATCGATGGTGGACGGGATCACGCGAATCATGGTGGACCCGAACATGGATGCGGGCGCCAAGCAGTCGGCGATCAACAACCTGACCACGCTCTACAACAACGCGCTGTCGATGCAGAGCCAAGTGACGGGGCTTGAACTGGGCTCGTTGCTCACACCTGGAGATCTGGGTGGTGGAGCAGCGACGGCGCCTGCGCCTGCGCCAGCCCCAACGCCTGAAGGCGGCTACCCAGACTACCCCGGCGCCTTCATCCCGGGTGGCCGCGGGTACGGGCCTGACAACGGGGCAAGCGCCGGAGAGTGAGCTTCGCCGAGCAGTTCGCGGCCTGGGCGTCGTTGCCGCTCGAACTCTTCGCCGAAGGCTGGGAGTTCGTTCCTTTGCGCATCCACGGCGAGGTGCGGGCGATGGCGGCGCTGCAGGGAACCGAGATCCACTTCGCCGCCGCGCCAGGCTGCCGCGTCATCGCAAAGCACCGGACGCGCGAGTTTCTCAAGCCGCTGCTGGATCGCAGAGGCTATCTGACAACGCGCGCAGTACTCGGCGGCGCCGCACATGACTTCCTTACCCGCCTCGGCTTCGCGCACACATGGCGAGACGAGCAGTTCGACCACTACATGCTGACGGCGCTGCCGTTCGGCCGGGAGCAATAGATGCCAGCAGCCATCCCCCTCATCGCCGCCGCGGGCACGATCGGAGCCGGCATTGCCGCCGGCGCCACCGTGATCGGTGGCCTGATGGTCGCCGGCGGCGCGCTGACCGCGATCGGCGCGCTGACCGGCAACCAGAAGATGCAGCGATTCGGCGGCATCCTAAGCCTAGCCGGTGGCGTGGCTGGCCTGGCCACAGGAGCCTGGAGTACCGCGGCTTCCAGCGTCGCCGAACAGAGCGGCATGGATCTGGCGGCCGACGCCGTTGCAGGGTCCGGCAATGCCATCGGCGGCGCCGGAGACGCGCTGGTGCCAGGCATGGACATGGCAGCTGATGCAGCGTCAGGAGGCATGGCCGCAGCCAACCCTGGTGCCGCGCCTGCCGTCCCGGCGATTGAAGGCCCGGGCCCGGGCGCGGGCGCGGCGCCCGCCGGCGGC